CGGTGCCGTGCGCGGTGCCGTGCGCGGTGCCGTGGGCGATGCCGTGGGCGATGCCGTGGACGACAAAAGTCTCCGAGCGCGCCTCAGGAACGCAGTCGCAGACGTGATCCGCGACGGCTGGCCGCGCATCTTGGGCGGCCAGTTCTGGGTCGGCGGTTGGTACTGGGGCGGCGCCTACACTAGCTTTTTCCGCGAGGTCTGCGGCCTGGATCTGGTCGGCGACCTCTGGGAGCGAGGTCTGGCCTACGAGGCCACGATGGAGTCCGCCTGCTGGTGGTATCCGCACCGCGACTTCGTGATGGTAGGCGAGCGCCCCACCGAGATCCACCGCGAACTCGTAAACGCTCAGCAACCGCGCGGATGGGGCTCACACCGCCTTCACAACCAAAATGGCCCAGCGGTCGGATTCCAGGACGGGTGGGGCGTCTATGCGATCCACGGGGTGCGCGTGCCGGCGTACGTTGTAGAGCGGCCCGACCTGATCACGACTGCGGCGATCGATGCTGAACGCAACGCCGAGATCAGGCGTGTGATGATTGACCGCTATGGTGCGGCGCGATACGTCACAGACAGCGGCGCGGTCGTTGTGCACGAACTTCCTGGCGATCACAAACTCGTGGGCCTACGAACGGCGCAGTTGCTTCGCAAGGACGTTCCAGACGACGAGCCGATCATCTACGTGAATCTGCTCAATAGCACCCCAGAGCCTGACGGCACGGTGAAGCGCTACATGCTGCGAGTGGATCCTGATGCATACGGCGGCGATGCATCGCGCAATGTCCATGCGGCTGCGGCCAGCACATGGAGAAACGCTGATGGGTCATTGACCTATCGGCGGTGGCAGGACTATTCGCCAGCAGCAGAGTCATGAAAGATGGAGACACCATCACAAAGATTGCTCTCTTGTCCAACGAAAGGTCCCCATGAGATACGACTACACGCTACTCGACGCACGGTTGATCGAAGCAATTCGAGAAGGCCACAACACGCAGTCGAAGCTCGCCGCAGAACTTGGCCATGCAACCAAGATGTTCCAGACGAAGGACCGGTGCGCGATGCGCGTGATCGACTGTCGGCTCCAGGCGCTTCGCAAGGCCGGGAAGATCAAGTACGGCCGCAACGATTGGGAGGTCGCGAAGTGAAGGTCCGCGGCCACGATGCGCTTGATGCGCAGTGCCCGAAGCGCTGGTGCTGGGCGCCTGGGAACTACCAGCACCGCGGAGCGACGTGTGCAGGCGGAAGCCGAAACACTGGTGATGTGACTGCGTGCTGCCTAAATCGGGCGTACCGCGGGTGCCCGCAGCCGCTGCCTGAGCCTGGCGCTCCGGCGCCCACCGCACCTGGCCCGGCCAGAACCTGAGATGCTGCGTCTAATCGTGGACATCAAGGGCCAATTGCGGTCGTTCGACGCGCGGTGCCCTGGGCTGGAGAAGTTCATCGCGGAGGCGGTGGTAATGGACCCGGCTGCGGTGAAGGTGAGTGCTGTCGAGTTGGTGGGGAAGAAGCAGCGCAAGGTCAAGCCCGGTGCGAAGCCGAAGCCGGAGACCAGCATCCCATGCCCATGCCGGGCCATCGCGGAGCTGTACGAGGAGAAGCTCCCAGATCTGGCGGGCATCCAGTCGTTCGACGGGCCGCTGTGGGACGAGCGAGAGGAGCGCATCCGCGAGATGTGGTGCTGGATCCTCACGAGCGAGAAGCGCGACGGTACAAGGCGCGCCACCACCGCGGAGGAAGCCATGGAATGGCTGGGCGAGTGGTTCGACAGGGTCAACATGATCGGGTGGATGATGGGGCGCGAGAGCAGGGGCGGGCCACACGGCAAGTGGAAGGCGGACTTCGATTACTTGATCCGTGGGCAGAAGGTATGGGAACAGGTGATCGCCCAGTCGAATGATGTGCTGCGGGCGCAGCGCTCTGGAGGCAGTCGGTGAAAACGGACCAGCGCGACGATGTGGATCGGATGCGGCTACCGCCGCACAGCGTTGAGGCAGAGCAAAGCGTGCTGGGCGGCTTGTTGCTGGACAACACGGCCTGGGACCGGGCCGGCGACCTGCTGGCCGACGGCGACTTCTACCGCTATGAACACCGCCTGATCTACGCGGCGATCAGCGGCTTGGTGTCGTCCTGCAAGCCGGCCGACGTGATCACGGTGTACGAGCAACTGCAGAGCCTGGGCAAGGCCGAGGAAGTTGGCGGGCTGGTCTACCTGAACGCGCTGGCGCAGAGCGTGCCGAGTGCCGCCAACCTGCGGCGCTATGCCGAGATCGTGCGTGAGCGCGCGGTGCTGCGCAAGCTGATTGCCGCCAGCGACGAGATCGCTACCAGCGCATTCAACCCGCAGGGCAAGAGCGCAGCGGAGGTGCTCGACGCAGCGCAGAGCCTGGTGATCCAAGTCGCTGAGTCCGGCGCCAAGGCGGTCGATGAGTGGGACGGGATAGGGACTCTGGCCGTCCGCTTTGCCGACGAGCTGAGCGAGTTCTCGATGGGCACAAAGGCGCCTGATGTGATCCCCACGGGCATTGATGATCTGGACGAGAAGCTGAACGGCGGTCCCAGGCCGGGTGAGGTGGTGACCATCGGCATGCGCAGCGGCATGGGCAAAACAGCACTCGGTCTCACGGTACTGGCCACGGCCGCCGGGAATGGTGAGCCCTGCGGCATGTTTTCCATGGAGATGCCGAAGCAGCAGGTGAACATGCGCATGGTGTCCATGCGGTCCTACGTGCATCTCACCAAGCTCAAGCGTCCGGAGCGCCTGAACGACATCGACTGGAGCAAGATCAGCGACGCGACGGAATACCTCAATGGGCTGCCGATCCACATCAACGACCAAAGCGGCCTGACGATCAACCAGATCCGCGGCAAGGCCCGCGCCCTGCGTCGCAAGCTGGGCGGAAAGCTGCGGGTGCTGGTGGTGGATCACCTGGCACTGACGCGCGGCGCGGACCCGAAGATGCTGCGGACCTATCAGCTTGCCGAAGTGACATCGGGCCTGAAGGCGCTGGCGAAGGAACTGAACTGCGTGGTGTACCTGCTGGTGCAGATCAACCGGGTGACGGATGGGCGCCCTGACTCGATGCCGCAACTGGCCGACATCCGCGACACGTCAAGCGTGGAAGACGACAGCGACATCGTGGTATTCGGCCACCGCGAATACAAGAACAACCCGGGATTGGCGGATGAGTGGAAGTACTTCGGCGAATTGTCAGTCGCGAAGCACCGCGACGGCGAGCTTGGACGAATCCCTGTGATGTTCGTCGGCGAGAACGTGCGTTGGACGAATTGGTCGAAGGACGTGCCTACGCCAAAGAGCAAGACCATTGTGAAGAAGGAGTTGTGATGGTAGTTCAGCCTATCCGCCGCGGCGGGTTGACAGAGAGGATCCTGGCCGCGCTGCGGTGCGTGTCCGATGTCGGTATGGAGATCGACCAGGTGGCGCAGGAGGTGGGTCGGGACTACGACACCACCAAGGCCATGCTGGCGAGGATGAAGAAGCTGGGCATGGTGTGGTCGGTGACGCTGCACCACTTCGCGGCCTACTTCGCCTCCGCGGCAGCTCGCGATGCGGCGCGGGCCGGGATTGAGGAGTGGCACGAGGCCACCCGGGTGCAGCGCGGCATCGAGGCCGAGAAGCGCCAGCGGTTGCGCGAGCGTGTGAGGTACGGCCTATCGCCCGAGGCGCAGCCACGGCCCGATGAGCAGAGCTGCACCGAGTTCCTGGACGAGTACCTGAAGCGCATGCTCCCCAACCCGGTGTCGATCGACCAGGGCGTGGAGGCATCCGGCAAGACGCGGTGCTCCGTAAAGCGGTCGATGGCCCGGCTGGTGAAACAGGGCCGGGCGTGGGCCATCTCGCGGCCGGGGTTCGCACGGTACTTCGGCAGCGAGGAAGCGCGCGATGCGGCAGCAGCAGTGCTGCAAAAAATGCCAGCCAAGAAGGTCGCCGCGCCGAAGCCGCGCCATGGCCGTAGGGCCACGCCAAAGCCGCCAGCCTATGCGCCTGTTCCGGGAGGACCGGCGCGGCAATCGAAGCCGCCGCGCCTGCCGGTCCAGATCATCGGCCTGGAGACGGCGCCGCGCATCGAGTGCCCGCCGTGCAAGCTGGACCGGTTCAAGGTCGAAGGGCCGGTGATCGGCGGCTTCTACAGCGAGTGGCTGACGCTGCGGGGGACGACATGAGCTACGAGGCGTTCATCCGCTCGAAGTCTCAGGCCGGCGCGGACAGCGGCTTTAGCCCGCTGTGGATGCCGGACTACCTGTTCGACTTCCAGCGTGCGAAGACGGAATGGGCCATCCGCAAGGGGCGAGCCGCGAACGTGGCCGATTGCGGCTTGGGCAAGACTCCGATGTCGCTGGTGTGGGGATCCAACGTGGCCCGCAAGACCGGCAAGCCAACGCTCTACCTCAACCCCTGCGCCGTGGGGCCGCAGATCGTGCGCGAGGCCGAGAAGTTCGGGGTTGAGGCGCGCATGTCGCGCGATGGGCAGGTGCGCGTCGGCGATCACATCGTGGTGAGCAACTACGAGAAACTCCACCTGTTCACGCCCGGCGATTTCGGCGGCACGATCTGCGGCGAGAGTTCGATACTGAAATCGTTCGATGGCCAGCGCCGCAGAGAGATCACGCAGTTCATGCGCAAGGCTGAGTACCGGCTGCTGGAGACCGCCACCGCAGCGCCGAACGACTACATCGAACTCGGCACCTCGTCCGAGGCCCTTGGGTACCTGGGCCACATGGATATGCTGAACAGGTTCTTCAAGAACGACCTGAACAACAGCGCCCAGGGGCGCATGCGCGGCGAGGTCATCAAGTGGCGCCTGAAGGGCCACGCGGAGGAACCGTTCTGGCGCTGGGTGTGCTCGTGGATGCACGCGATCCGTAAGCCCTCTGACATGGGCTTCGAGGACCGCGACTTCATCCTGCCGCCGCTGGAAGAGGCTGAGCACTTGGTGAAGTCGTCCACGCTGGGCGACGGCATGCTGTTCGAACTTCCGGCCGTGGGACTCAAGGAGCAGCGTGAGGAACGCCGCCGCACGGTGGGAGAGCGCTGCGAGTACGTGGCCGGGCTGGTGAACCACACCGGCGAGGCGGCGCTGGTGTGGTGCGACCTCAACGAAGAGGGCGACCGGCTGGAGCGGCTGATCCCCGATGCCGTGCAGGTCAGTGGCGCCGACAGCGACGAGGCCAAGGAAGAGAAGCTGATGGCATTCGCCAGCGGCAAGGCTCGCGTGCTGGTCACCAAGAAGAAGATCGGTGCCTGGGGGCTGAACTTCCAGCACTGCGCCCACATCGTGGACTTCCCGTCGCACTCCTTCGAGCAGCGGTACCAGGGCGTGCGGCGGTGCTGGCGCTTCGGCCAGAAGCGGCCCGTGCGGGTGGATACCGTCACCACCGAGGGCCAGCAGGGCATCGTGAAGAACCTGCAGCGCAAGGCCGAGCAGGCGGACCGCATGTTCACGCGGCTGGTCCACCACATGAACGACGCCGCTGGCATCGCGCGCGTTGACCACCATACCCAACCACTGGAGCGCCCTCAATGGCTGTCGCAGATCAACTGATAACCGAGAAGTTCGCGATCTACAACGCGGACTGCATGAGCGTGATGCAGAACCTGCCGGCCGGTTCTGTTCACCTGTCGGTCTACTCGCCGCCATTCGCCTCCGCTGGCGTGGGCGGTCTCTACGTCTACAGCAGCGATCCGCGTGATCTGTCGAACTGCGACAGCTACGAGGCATTCTTCGAGCAGTACACGTTCATCGTGCGCGAGCTGGCGCGTGTCACGATGCCAGGCCGCATGTCGTGCGTGCACTGCATGGACATTCCGCGCAGCAACAGCGGCACGGACAGCTACATCGACTTCCCCGGCGACATCATCAGGCTGCATGAACGCGAGGGCTGGCGGTACGCGGGGCGGCACATGATCTGGAAGGAGCCGCTGGAGGTGCGCCTGCGCACGATGCAGAAGAACCTCGCGCACGCCTCGCTCGTGGCCGACTCGATCGACTGCGGCATCGCCTCGGGTGATTACCTGCTGCTGTTCCGGCGCGACGGCGCCAACCAGGTGCCGGTGCAGCACCCGGTTGGCATGCTGGAGTACGCCGGTGATCGCCGGCCGCCCAATGACGTGCTGTCCTACCGCGGCTGGAGCGGCAAGCAGACCGAGAACCGGTTCTCGCACTGGATCTGGCGGCAGTACGCCGATTGCATGTGGGACGACATCCGGTTCAACCGGGTGCTGCCGTACCGCGAGGCGCGCGACAGCGAGGACGAGAAGCACGTGCACCCGCTGCAACTCGACGTCATCGAGCGCTGCGTGATCTTGCGGAGCAACCCTGGCGAGGTGGTGTTCACGCCGTTCATGGGCGTCGGCTCGGAGGTCTATGTGCCGGTGCTGCTGGGCCGCAAGGGCGTCGGTGCCGAACTCAAGCCCAGCTACTACAGGCAGGCCGTCAAGAACGTGCAGATGGCGGCAAGCGGGCGGCGCGATATGGAAACCTCAGAGTCACTCTTCGCTGAAGGCGAACAGGAGACAGAGGAATGACCATCTTTATCGGGATCGACTTGGGCCTGAAGGGCGCCATGGGCTATATCGACGGGCCGCGGCAAGGTGTCGCCGACCTGTCGGTGGTAGCCAGCGCGGCAGGAAATCGCCTGCATGGTCGTGGCGTGCTGGACATCCTGCGGGCGTGGGTGCCGGCCGGCGAGCCGTGCACGGTGGTGATCGAGGACGTGCGGCCGCGCCCCGGCAACAGCACCGGCCGCGGCGGGAACACGATGCATAGCCAGGGCAGCCTCATGCGCAGCCGCGGCATCACCGAGGCGGTCTGCGACATCATGCCGGCGCCGGTGGTATGGGTGATGCCGCAGACGTGGAAGCGTTACTACGGCCTCATCGGCAAGGACAAGAACGAGAGTCGGGCATGCGCTGTGCGTCTGCTGCCGTCCATGGCGCCGATGCTGGCGCGCGTGAAGGACGACGGCCGCGCCGAGGCGCTGTTGCTGGCCTACTGGGGCATGAGGCAGGCTGCAGAATGACCATCATCGCCAAGCCGGCCGGCCGCGGGCGCTGGAACTCGATCACGATGACCGTCACCGGCAGCCGCGCTCAGCCGTTCGCGGTGCAGGTGGGCGACACGTTCAAGCTGGGCGGCATCACCTGGCGCGTGTGCGCCATCAAAGCATGAAAGGCAGCAATGCTGACCAACCAACTGATCCTGGGCCTGGCGCACGAACTGGTGGTGGACCTGTTCGCGGGTGGGGGTGGCGCATCCACCGGCATTGAGCAGGCCATCGGCCGGCACGTGGACATCGCCATCAACCACGACCCCCAGGCGGTGGCGCTGCACCAGGCGAACCACCCGCAGACGCAGCACCACGTCAGCGACGTGTTCGAGG